GGGCGTGCTCGTCCGCTTCGACGAGGTGCTGACCCGCCTCTACGTCGAAGGCATCGCCAACCCGGTCTGATCCGCCATCCATTCCGAAACGGGAACCCTTCGTCATGCTCGTCAACGCCGCCAATCTCGACAGCCTCCGGGTCGGCTTCAAGACCTCGTTCCAGGGCGGCCTCGCCGTCGCCTCCACCATGCACGCCCGCGTCGCGACCATGGTACCGTCCTCGACCAAGACCCAGAAGTACGGCTGGCTCGGCAAGATGCCGTCCGTGCGCGAGTGGGTCGGGCCGCGCCTGGTGCAGAACCTCGCCCAGCACGACTACTCGATCACGGAGAAGCCCTGGGAGCTGACGATCGGCGTCGACCGAGACGACATCGAGACCGACAATCTCGGCATCTACACGCCGATGTTCACCGAGATGGGCCAGTCGACCGGCAGCAAGTGGGACATGGACGTGTTCGGCCTGCTGAAGCTCGGCTTCTCCACCCTCTGCTACGACGGCCAGAACTATTTCGATACTGACCACCCGGTGATCAACGAGGCCAACGTGACCGTCTCGGTCGCCAACACCGACGGCGGGTCGGGCACGCCCTGGTTCCTGATGGACGCCAGCCGGGCGCTCAAGCCGATCATCCTGCAGAAGCGCAAGGACTTCGAGTTCGTCGCCAAGGATCGCCTGACCGACGACAACGTCTTCAACAACCGCGAATTCCAGTACGGCGCGGATGCCCGGGCCAATGTCGGCTTCGGCTTCTGGCAGTTCTGCTGGGGTTCGAAGCTGAACTCCACCAACTATGCGACCGCCCGCGCGGCGATCACCGGCATGAAGGGCGACTACGGCCGTCCGCTCGGCCTGATGCCCAACCTGCTGGTGGTGCCGCCCTCGCTGGAAAGCGCGGCGCGCAAGCTGCTCAACTCGGAATACGCCTCGGGCGGCGAGACCAACGAGTGGAAGGGCACGGCCGAGCTGATGGTCTGCCCCTGGCTCGCCTGATCGACGGGCGCGGCCCCGCCGGGCCGGCCTGAGAGACGAGCCCCGCCGGCCTTGTGCCGGCGGGTCTTTCGAAAGGGGTTTTGACGCCCTTTCCGCAAGACCCGAGAGGAGCACCGACATGGACGATCTGACCAGGATCAAGGGCATCGGCAAGGCCGCGGCGAAGCGCCTGGCGGGGCACGGCATCGAGACGTTCGCGAGCCTGGCCAACCTGGCCGCGTTTCCGAATGCTGCCGCCGAGCTCGATGTCCGTGCCGAGTGGATCGAGCAGGCGACGGCGATGGCGATCGTCGCCGAGGCCGAGGCAGACACCCAGGGGAATCCGCCGCGCCCCGACGAGGATGGAGACGGCCGCGCCGAGGCGCCGGCCGTCCCGGCGGACGGCGGGCTGGGAGGCCCGCACACCGATACCCCCGAGAGCGAAGACCGTGGCGGCGGGGGCGGCGATCCGGCCGTCCCCGCCCGTGACGACGCTCCGGAGGGCAGCGACGACCCGCGGAGCGAGATGGGCGGTGGGGACGGGCCAGTTGCGGACGTCTCCACCGTGCCGCCTGTTCCGGAGTCGGCGCTCGTGGAGGAAGACACGGACGCGCAGCTCGGCATCCTGTTGCGGAACTTCCCGCTGACGCTCGCCGCGATCCGGGCGTTCCGCGCCGCCAACCCGGGCATCAACGCCACCGCCGTCCGGGTGACGTCGAAGCGCGACGGCTTCCGCCGCGCCGGGCTCGCCCATGCCAAGGCGCCGACCGACCATCCCGCCGGCCGCTTCTCTCCGGAGCAGATCGAGCAGCTGCTCGCCGAGCCGAACCTGACGGTCGAGCTGGTCTGAGCCCATGCCCTACGTCACCCAGGCCCAGCTGATCGAGCGGTTCGGCGAGCGGGAGCTGATCCAGCTCACCGACCGCCTGAACATGCCGCCGATCGCGATCGGCGAGGCGATCGTCGCCGCGGCGATCGCCGACGCCGAGGGCCTGGTGACGCCGCCGATCCTGTCGCGCATGGCCGCCGACGTGGCGCGCTACTATTTGCACGGCAAGGCGGCCGAGAAGGACGGGCCGGTGCACCGGGCCTACCTCGAAGCGGTGCGCTGGCTGGAGAGCGTCTCCAAAGGGATCGTCCAGATCGACGCCGCGGGCGTGACGCCGGCGCCGGCCGGCGGCGGTGCGGTGCGCGTCTCCACGGCCGACCGCGTCTTCACCCGCGACTCCCTGAAGGGCATGTAGGATGGTGGACGGCGTCCAGATCCGGGTGAGCGACGCGGACGTGCTGGCGGCCTATGGCCAGATCCAGCGCAACGCCGAGGACACGGCGCCGATCATGGCGGCGGCCGCGGCCTACCTGCTCATGTCCACCCAGCGCCACATCGAGACCGAGCGCGGTCCGGACGGACCCTGGCCGCGGCTGTCGCGCCGCACCGCCAACGCCCGGATCGGCCGGCGTCGGCGCGGCTACGAGCACATGCTGCGGGTGACCAACCGGCTCTACTCCTCGATGACGCCCGCTTCGGGCAGCGATTTCGCGGCCGTCGGCTCCAATCTCGCCTATGCCGCCATCCACCAGGAGGGCGGCACGATCGACATGCCGGCGCGGCAGCAGACCATCAACCTCTCGACCAACAAGACCGGCCGCCGGCGCTTCGTGCGCTCGGCCGCCAAACGAAAGGAAAGCCGGCGCGTCGACGTCAAGGCGCACCAGGTGAAGATCCCGGCCCGGCCGTACCTCTACGTCGACGAGACCGACCGGGCCGAGCTGGTGCGCATCGCGCAGGACGGGCTGCGCCGGGAGGTTCTGCCATGAGCCTGGTCGACCTCTTCCGCGCGCGCCTCGCCGGCATCGACCCGGCGGCCTTCGCCGTCATCGAGGACGCGGCTGCGCTCGCCGCGATCGAGGGCGTGCCGATGGCGCTGCCCGCGGCCTACGTCTTCGTCAAGGAGGAGGCGTCGGACCCGACCGAGCGGATGACGGGGCCGGTCCTGCAGCGCTGCGAGGTCGACGTGGCCGTCCTGATCGTCACCAGCAACATGGCCGACCATCGCGGCGGCAGCGCCGCGCGCGACATCGAGACGCTGAAGGCGGCCGTCCGCGCGGCGCTGATCGGCTGGATCCCGGAGCCGGCCGTCGGCGAGCCGGTGCAGCACGTCTCCGGGCAGTTCATCCGGTTCCGGGCGGGCACCGTCTGGCACGAGGAGGTCTACGGGACCGCAACCTACATCGAGGAGCAGGCATCATGACCGACAAGCCCTACCAGGAGCGCCTCGGCGGCTCCTACGCGCGCAAGTCCAAGGACGCCAAGCCCAGCCTGGTCGAGCGGACCAGGTCGGCGCCCGACGGAGCGGCGGCCGCCAAGCCGGCCGCCGCCGGCGCCGAGGCCGGCGACGCCGGCAAGACCGCACCCGCCGCCGCCGCGGCCAAGAGGAGCTGACCATGGCGCGCTATGTCCGCAAGCTGGCGATGCTCGCCAAGATCGAGACCACCTACGGCACCGATTCGGTGCCGACCGGCTCGGCCAACGCCATCCAGGCGCTCGACGTCACCCTGACGCCGCTCTCCGGGACCGACGAGCAGCGCGACCTGATCAAGCCCTGGATGGGGCATCCCGGCATCATGCTGACCGGCAACTACGGCATGGTCGAGCTCGGGGTCGAGCTCGCCGGCGCCGGCGCCGCCGGCGGCGTGCCGGGCTACGGCCCGTTGCTGCGCGCCTGCGGGCTGTCGGAGACCGTCACCGCCGACACCGACGTGGAGTATGCGCCGATCTCGACCGGCTTCGAGGCGGTGTCGCTCTACTACAACCTCGATGGGGTCCGGCACATCCTGCTCGGCGCCCGCGGCAACGTCTCGATCGACATCTCGGCGACCCGCCGGATCCCGCGGTTGCGCTTCCGGCTGCTCGGCCTGCTCGGCACCGTTTCCGACCAGGCGCTGCCGGCGGTGACCTACACCGGCTTCGTCAAGCCGGTGCCGGTGTCGAAGGCCAACACGACGTTTTCGCTGCACAGCTACGAAGGCGCAACCGAGAGCATCGCGATCGACCTCGGCAACCAGGTCGAGCCGCGCCTGCTGATCAACCACGAAAGCATCCAGGTCTCCGACCGGCGGGTGTCCGGCTCGGCGGTGATGGAGGCAACCCTGCTCGCCACCAAGAACTGGCAGTCGATCGCGCTCGGCCACACCACCGGCGCCATGGCGATCGTGCACGGCACCGTGGCCGGCAACATCGTCGAGATCGACGCGCCGGCCGTGCAGATCGGCCGCTACGGGCAGGGCGAGAGCCAGGGCATCCTCAACAACACGCTGCCGATGATGATGCTGCCCAGCGCCGGCAACGACGAGCTGGTCATCACGGTGATGTAACGCGCCCTTCGAAGCGGCTTCGAACCCGCTTCGAGCGGCCGCCCCGACCGGGGGCAGACGGCAAGGACGAGAGAGCGATGAAGTTCAAGGCGACGGCGAGGCATATCTACTGGTGGCCGGTGACGGTGCAGCTGCCGCACCCGGATCCCGACAAGGCCGGCGAGACGATCGCGGCGGAGTTCAAGATGCAGTTCGAGGCGCTGCCCTCCGACCAGGCCGAGGCGCTGCACACGGCGGCCGACGGCGATCGCCACGCGCTGCTGAAGCGCGCGGTGCGGGGCTGGGACGAGGACGTGGTGGGCGACGACGAGAAGCCGCTGGCGTTCTCGGCAGAGGCCTTCGACCGGCTGATGCAGGTGTCGTGGTTCCGGATCGGCGTCTACCGCGCCTGGGGGGAGTCGCTGGTGCCCGGAGCGGCGAAGCGGGGAAACTGAAAGCGGCCGCGCAGGCATGGGCACTCGCCTGCAGCGGCCGAGGCGACGAAACCAAGCCCGTCGTGGTCGACGACCAGATGCGGGCGGATTTCGCGACGATGGGGGTGTCCGTGCCGGTCACCGAGGAGACGGTCGAGAATGAGTTTGGCGTCTGGGACGTGGCCTGGCCGAGCTTTCGGGCGTTTCTCGACTGCGCGAGCCAGTGGCGGTTCGTGGCGGGCTTCGGCTTCGTCGCGCGGCTCGGGCTCGACTGGTCGGCCGTCGACGTGCTCATGCGCCGGCGCGGCCTCCCCGACGACGTCTTCGAGGATCTCCTGGTGATGGAAGCGGCCGCGCTCTCAATCTTCGGGGAGGACGGCGCACGATGACCGGGCAGCCGATGCGCGTCTCCATGGTGATGACCGCCGACGCCTCGTCGGTGGCCGCCGCCGCGCGCGAGGCGAAGGGCGGCGTCAGCTCGGTGGGCGAGGCAGCCCGGAAGACCTCGAGCGACATGGCCGCCTATGCCGCCGCGAACGACGAGGCCGCCCGCTCGGCCCGGGCGGCGACGGATGCGGCACGGGGGCAGGCGCAGGCCGAACGCGAGATGCAGGCGGCCGTCGCCGCCTTCGCCGGCATACGCCAGCCGATGGGCGCCGACGATCTCGCCCGGCGCCAGGCCGATCTCGACGCCTATGGCGCCTCGCTCGACCAGATGCGGGCGAAGTTCAACCCGGTCTTTGCCGCCTCGAAACAATACGAGGCGCAGCTCGGCGAACTCAGCCGGGCGCTGGCGCTCGGCGCAATCAGTGCCGGCGAGCACGACGCGGCGCTGGAGCGGCTGAACGCGCAATATACCCAGTCGGCCCGGGCGGCCGCGACCTTCGGCGAGGGCGCCGGGCTGGCGCGGATGCAGACGGCGAACCTCGCCTTCCAGTTCCAGGACATCGGCACGATGCTGGCCTCGGGCCAGAACCCGTTCATCCTGCTCGCCCAGCAGCTGCCGCAGGTGACGATGCATGGCGGCCAGCTGAACGGCATCATGGGCGCGCTGCGTTCCACCGTCGCCGGGCTGTTCTCGCCGCTCGGCCTGGTGACGACCGCCTTCGTGCTCGGCGGCTCGGCGGCGATCAGCTTCGCCAGCTCGCTCGGCGACGTCGAGAGCGCGGCGATGACGATCGAGGACCAGGACGATCTCATCGCGCGGGTGGCGACCCGCTGGGGCGACGCGATTCCGGCGATCAAGGCGTACAACGACGAGCTCGAGCGCCAGGCCGACATCGAGGAGCTGCTCCAGGCCGCGCGCATCCTCGCCGATCGGGCATTCGCCGACCTGCAGGGTACGCGGACGAGCCTGTTCGGCGGCGACGCTCCGGACAGCATGTTCGCGATCGCCCAGGGCGGCATCAGCGACCTCGCCGCGGATCTCGCCGACCTGCAGCAGCAGCTCAACCAGGTGGCCGACCCCGCGGCCCTGTCGGGCGTCAACGACGGTTTCGCGACGCTGCGCGAGCGGATCGGCGACAGTTCCGCCACCGCCGAGGACGCCCAGCGGGTGCAGCAGCAGCTGCTCGACATCTTCGCCAGCACCGGCATTCCCGAGGTGGCCGAGTATGCGGCGCGCTTCGGGGAACTCGCCAACGAGATCGCCAGGGCGAGCGCCAACGCCGCGGCCTTCGGCGCCGAGGCGGACGCGATCGACGCCCGCGGCGGCATCGGCGTCAGCCCGTATGGCGGCGGCCGTGGTGCGGATCCGCGCGAGGTCGATTTCGAGGACGAGGGCGGCTACTGGCAGGACCGCTTCTTCCCGTCGCCCGAAACGCCAGCCCGCAAGCCTCGCGCCGCCCGGCCGGGGCGCCGGCCACGCATGAGCGACGCGGAGCGCTCGGCCGAGCGCTATTCGGACATGGTGCGCCAGGCCGAGAAGGCGATCGAGATGGAGATGCTCGAGGCCGAGGCGCTGTCGATGACGGAACTCGCCGCCGACAAGCTGCGCCAGCAGCAGCAGCTGCTCAACCAGGCCCAGGCCGCCGGCATCGCGCTCACCCCCCAGCAGGAGGCCGAGCTGAGGGCGCTGGGCGTGACCATGGCCGAGGTGACGGACGAGACGCGCAAGGCAAACGAGGAGATGGAGTTCCGGCGCGGCATTCTGACAGACGTCGTGGGCGGGCTGCGCGCGGCGGCCAAGGACGGGAAGATCACCTTCGAAGAGCTGGCCGACGTCGCCGTGTCCGCGCTCGACCGGGTGATCGACAAGTTCCAGGAGATGGCGATCGACGGCCTGATGGGCATGACCGGCGGCGACGCTCCGGACAGCATGTTCGCGATCGCCCAGGGCGGCATC